AAGGAATAGAAACCGTTATAGGTATAACTGATGAATTTATAGATTGTGTGCTAAATGGTGCTAGTGGTGATTATCATATAGATGATTTATATTTTAATCCTATCCCACTAACAGAAGAGTGGTTGTTGAAGTTTGGGTTTGTTAAAAGATATGAAGATTGTTTTGAATATGGTGAATTTATTTTAAATGATGAATTTATTATAATGGATATAGATATTACTGTAAAATGTAAACACGTACACCAATTACAAAACTTATACTACGCATTAACAGGAGAAGAATTAAATGAGTTGCCCGTTGAAAAGTAAATGCGCTGAAGAGAATTGTAAAAACTTCTTTGAGTTGACTGGAGAGTTTAAGAACGGTATTTGTTGTAAGCAATTTAAGAAGAAAGTTGTAAAACTATCACCAGAATATTATAAGAAGGTTTGGGATAATAACAAAAACGATAGTTAATCGTTATAATAGTATAGATTGAACTCAATATTTTTCAATTATGGATAAGAGAAAAAATAACGGTGGGCATAGTAACGGAGGTAGAAAGCCTAAAGCAGAAGAACAAAAACTAATAGAGAAACTTTCTCCATTACAAGAACCAGCCTACAAAGCACTCAACAACGCTTTAAAAGATGAACAAGGTTGGGCGGTCAAACTATTCTTTGAGTATATGTATGGCAAACCTAAACAAGTAATAGACCAAAACAATACACACACACTAAACGACTTCAACATAAAAGACCTAATCGACTTTGATAAGTCTTAACCCAAAATATGAAGCACTTTTTAAGAATGATACTAGATTCTATATTGTTACTGGTGGTCGTGGTTCTTCTAAGTCTTTTGGGGTTGGTACTTTCTCTACACTTCTTTCGTTTGAGAGTAATCACAAAATACTATTCACTCGTCAAACGATGACCTCTGCACACCTGTCAATTATTCCAGAGTTTCAAGAGAAGCTGGAGTTATTGAACCTTCAAGGTGTATTTGATATCAATCGTTCTGTAATCGAAAACAAGACATCTAAGAGCGAAATAATATTCAAAGGGTTAAAGACCTCAAGCGGTGACCAAACGGCATCACTTAAATCATTACAAGGTGCTACAACGTGGATACTAGACGAAGCAGAAGAACTAACCGATGAAGCAACGTTTGATAAGATTAATCTATCAATTAGGACTAAGGGCGTTCAGAATAGAATCATACTAATATTAAATCCCACAACTAAAGAGCATTGGATTTACAAACGATTCTTTGAAGATGCTGGTGTTGATGAAACGTTTAACGGTGTTAAGGGTAACGTAACATACATTCACACCACGTACAAGGATAATGTAAAGCACTTAGACCAATCCTTTTTAGATGAGGTTGAACATATAAGGGTAACTAATCCAAAGAAGTACAAGCACGTTATAATGGGTGGTTGGTTATCTAAAGCGGAGGGCGTTGTATTCGATAATTGGGAGTATGGTAAGTTTAACCCAGACAACTTACAGGTATCTTATGGACAAGATTACGGATTTAGTATTGACCCAACAACATTGGTAGCAGTTGCGATTGATAAGAAGAAGAAACTCATTTATGTTAAAGAACATTTATACAAGCCAAAGTTAACCACAACACAAATAGCACGTATCAACGCAGAGGTAACTAAGAACAGAATGATAGTTGGAGATAGTGCAGAGCCTAGATTGATACAAGAGTTAAATAACCACGATGGTAATAATGTAGTGCCAACACATAAGGGAGCGGGAAGTATTAGTGCTGGTATTGCTTTGATGCTAGACTATAAGATAATAGTTGATGCTGATAGTGTTAATGTTGCTAAAGAGTTAAACAACTATGTGTATGCGGATAAAGGTTCTAAGTTATACGTTGATGATTTCAATCACGCTATTGATGCCATACGATATAATATTTATTATCATCTTGGTAGAAACTTTAGCATTGACATTAGATAACAAAAATACGATTAAATCGTTATTAATATATGAAGGTAACATTGCCAGAAAATATAAGTGAGATTACGTTAGAGCAGTTTCAAAGCTATTCTAAATTAGTAGAGCGTAAAGACTTAGACGAATACCAATTCAACAAAAGAAAGGTATCAATCTTTACGGGTATCAAATACAAAGACCTAGACAATATTAACCAATTAGACTTCGTAGATATATTAACACAGATTGACTTATCGTTAAATGTTGATGCAGAGTTTAAGCCACGCTTTGAGATGGGTGGAGTTGAGTTTGGATTCATTCCTAATTTTGATAAGATGACAACTAAAGAGTTTGTTGATTTGTCTTTATACCCGGTTTCAGATGTGGAAACATACCATAAATTATTAGCGATACTATTCAGACCTATAAAAAATAAAGATACGTTTGGAAATTACAAGCTAAAGAATTACAATGGAACAGAAAAGTATGCTGAACTAATGAAACAAACACCAATGAATATTGTTAATGGTGCGCTTGTTTTTTTTTGCAATTTAGCGAACGAGTTACAACAGAGTACAAAGAGGTATATTCAGGAGGAACTAAAGAAGGCAGAGAAGCAAGTAACTACTTTGAAAAGTGGGGATGGTACAGTACAGTTAAACGAGTAGCAAAATATAAACCTCATCGAATGGAATTTGTATTGAATATGAACATACACGAATTTCATATATGGTTGGCAGAGGACATTGATAGACAGAAATTGAAAGCCGATATTAGAGCAGGAGCAAACACTAAGAGATTATGAACCAATATACAGAACTTTTATACTACATTAAATCACTTGGTGAAGCTGATACATTTGTTAACACAATTACACAAGGTGAGTTTGATAAAGTTGATTTAGATAAGGCTAATATCTTTCCATTACTACACGCAAGTGTTACTGGTGCATCATTTACCAATGGCTCTACTGTTGTGTTCAATGTTCAAATTGGTTGCCTTAATCAACGGGAAACTAACAAGAACATCAACACAGATAAGTTTTGGGATAACGATAATGAGGTCGATAATATGAATGAAACTCTAGCGGTCTTGAATCGTATATGGGTAACAATGTATAGAAACTTCCAAGATAAGAATATCATAGCAAGTGAGAATCCAAGTCTTGAACCAATGTTTGAGGACAGAACAAATTTACTAGATGGTTGGATATTGACCTTTGATGTAGAGATACCGAACACCACATTAAATCTGTGTGATGCAGTTGTAGAAAATAATTTATTTGAAGCACCATTTGAAATAAATTTTTAACTAAAACAAAATGAGTATAAAACAAGCATTAGATAACTTTGGATATGATGTAACAGAAGGAGGTAAAGCGATTCTTAAAAAGAAGAACAAAAACGCATCTAAGAAGTTATCTAATAGTCTTGATTATTTTGTTAACGTATCAAAGAATAGTTTTCAACTTACTATAACAGTTGAAGATTATGGTGAGTTTATTGATAGGGGTGTTAAGGGTGTAGGTGGTACTAAAGCGGATGGTACGGCTTGGAAAAAGAAACGCATAAGCAACACAAGTTTATTCAAACAAGGTAAAGGATACACAAATAAAAAACCACCAGCATCAGCATTTGATGGATGGATTGTAAGGCGTTCTATTGCGCCTAGAAATAAGAAAGGGCAGTTTATATCTAGAAAGAGTTTGCAGTTCGCTATTGCTACGTCAGTATATCACACAGGTATAGAAGCAACTAATTTCTTATCCTTACCGTTCAAGAAAGAGTTTAAAGAGTTGCCAGATGAATTAGTTGAGGCTTATGGTTTAGAAGTTGATACATTTTTTGAATCTTCTTTGAAATAACAATAAAACAAATTAATCGTTATTATAGTATAGACTTTATACAATGATTAAAACACTTTCACCATACTATCTATCTGTTCCTTTTGTTAATCCTCAAACATCGGTAACCTCAACATATTACACGTTATCAATTCACGTATGGGATGGTGATTTAAGTGCGCCACCAGCAACCCCAAATTATGTAATAACTAAACAGAATCCAACAGGCTCAACGGGTAACGATGAGATAAATATTGCACGTATATTAAACTCTTTAATAGAATTTAATCCCGTAAAAGGTACTGCAACATCTTTATTAGATGGTAATAATCAAAAATGGATTAGAACCGCAGTAAGATATAGCGATACACCAGAACTTTTATATTCTGTTTCGGTAATGACAACTTTTTTAATTCGTGGTTATAGTTACGGAAACGAAGGACAGAACGCACAACCACCAACAAATAAGATTATGATGGAAGGAAACGAATTTAATGTAAATCGAAAGGGGGTGTTCTGCATCCCAATACTATTAGACACTTTATAAAATGGCAGTAACTATTATATCATATCCAGACAATCAAATAAATTCAACATTTGCAACCAAC